GTTGATGTTGGTAAACGATCACTTCTCATTACAATACCTAATGGATTACTGAAATTAACACCATTAATTGTTCCTGAACCTATATACATTCTATATGAAGGTGAGTACAAATCCCAAAATCTTTCTTCACCATAATTACTACCTCCAACACAAGGTGAAGGTGGTGTCATATTGTATGGTGGTAATGAATTGGTCAATAAAAATGACCCTCCCGCAACATAATACGGATAAGGACTTATCACATAAGTTGGATTATTAGCTGCTACTATAACACTCGTTGACGACGCAATATTACGGAACGGTAACATAGTACATTGTACATTACTATTCAAAGTTTGATCTATTGAACTAACAATCGTACTATTTAGAATTGGTACTGACGCATCTGGTCTATATGTCGGTACTAATCCTGAGTTATTTGAATCTGTTGATAAATAATAATATGGTAATAATGATGCGGTGTTTGGATACGTATTCATTAATGTCGTGTCAGGTACAAATGTGAATGATTTACCATATATTGATCTATCAGTTGATGCAATAAATGGTGTATTATTTATCGCACTATGTTCTATTGGTTTTTTACCATCTGTATAACCTCTAATTGGATAGTTAACCCTATAATCACCTGTTACGGTTATTTGTGTTCCATTGAGAAAATCACCTCCAAAAATTGTTGTTAAATTATATTCAATGGTTTGTTTATCAGTATATGGATCAACACCTCTAACAAAAAATACTAACCCTAAATTTTCATAATTTTGGAATTCATACAATGCCGTTTTTTGATTTTCGTAATCATCATTATCATTATCATAACTTTCAAATCTATATCTAATTTTATGTAAAAGATATTCTTTAGGGAATTTATAATTCGCGCTTGTATTTGATTGACTTAAAAAGTCCTGTACCGTCATTCCTGTTATTACTTGATAATATTCCATATCGGCAGGGAACCTATATGAACCATCAGAATTATTTTGTGTAATTGTGATGTTTTGAACTGAGTTTGTTGTCCAACCATTCGCATAATAAATTGGAATTGTTGATGTTCCTGTTGTTGTAGTACCTGTAATTGAAAATGAATTAAATTGATTGCCTGCGGTAATACCTGTAATTCTATCAATATCCCCACTTAATGCTGGATTTTGGAATGATACCATATCCCCCGCAACAAATTCATTTTGCACACCCCAATCAACTAACGCAACAACAATTTGATCTTTAAATGGAGACCCCCCATTAACACTAGTTTCAATTACATTTATACCATTAAAATATTTATCTCTTAAATTGAATGAATTTAGTTTTTGAGACCAAGGTTCTGTAATTGGGTATCCGTATTCATCCGAACCTAATTCTTTTTTAGTTAAGAAACTTCTTGATCCTCTTCTTGCGTTAGAACCAGTTTCATCAACACCTGAATATATTTGTAAATAATTATTTTGTGCCGTTTGTTGTTCTTCAGCGTCAATATCATCATAATACGGAACTTTGTTATCATTATCGTTCAGATACATCGCACTAATTGATGTGTCAGCCAAGAAACTGGTATTAACATCTCCAGGAGGTAATATGTCATCAGTTTCTATTTCATCATAAGATGTGTCTTTTGATTCACAATTACAAGAATCACAATCAGGATATGACATCATTGGTAAAGCAAATCTTTTAAAATTTTTAACTTTTAATATTGCAGGGACTACCTTAATTGAGTAGATTATTGATAATGCAATATATAAAACCGCATACACAATATTCACCGCCATAATACCAAAAGCGGGATATCCAGCGACCGCAGTTGCAATTGCTTGTGCTGCAAAATAAAGAAATAATAATGGTACCACAAACGCCAAGACGTATTTTAATACAGGCCAAATTAAGGCAATTATATGTGCCAATGATAGTAAAACTATAAATGGTATTGTTAATATATTTAAAAATATAGAAACAATAAATTGTAAAAAATCAAAGTTTCTAACCGCATCATTAACGGGAAATTTATTGTTTTCACTTTGACAAGCTCTATCGGTAATTTCTTTAATACCTAAATGTCTTGCTCTATTTTTACCATTTTTATATCTATCAATGAATGAACTAATAGTATAAACTTTATTATAATTAAATTCATAAAAAGTATCTTCACAATCAATTGCGGATTGTTTATCCACATAATCATCCCAATCTAAACTAAATGCGTAAGATCTAATCACATCAAAATAACCTTGATCGTAGTGTGTGAATACAATACTTTGAGGTTGTGTAATATCAATAGCATTTGAGCTTATAACTACCGTATTTATAAAGTTTGGTAATGGAATACTTTCAATACTACCATAATAAGGTGTACCATTGATTGTTATTGAAAAATTACTTTCATTATTAACTGAACTACTAAAAACTAAACCACCTTGAGGTATAGTAAGTGTTGATGTTGTTGTTCCAGGTGCGAATTGGAAGTCATAATTACTTGGGTTAGTTGATGTCGGATCTGTACTTGGTGATGACCACCCGTGTTCTTTAACGTTTGGAACAAGATAATTACCTCTTAAAAAATTATTACGTAATCCTTCTTCATTTTGCCATTTAACTTTAAATCTATATTTCCCTTTAGTTGGAATACCGATTTTAGGGTCGTTAGATATGATTTGTTCTCCAAATTCATTTGTTGTAACATAATCAATATTCATTGGTACATTAATTAACCATGTACCGTCTCCATCAATTACTTTACCATCTTGTTCTAAATTATGTTTTTCAAGTATCGGATCCCCGTTACTATCAACGTTAATCGTTTGTCTAATCGCCAATATTTGTCCTGGTCCTGCAACCAAATCACACATATTACCCGTGTTAATTTTTGGTTTACAATTTTTCTTAAGTGAATCTTCATTTGCAGTTGATACCACCGATCCCATAAAAACTGCGGTTGGTTGTATATTAATATTTGCCGATGCCGTTAAATCAAAATCTACTCGTGTAATACCCAACAAACATACTTCAGGTTCTCCCCATAATGGCTGAACACTTATTGCCTTATTTAATGTAATTAATTGAGGTAATTCTCTAAGGTTGGTTGATGTTTTAAATTTATTCCCATCAAACTGACCTTCACCCGCAAGGTTCAAACTAATTAAATCTTGTGGTGATAACGAAAAACATCCAATGTCGGATAAATCAACATCCATAACAATTGTTTGTTCTCCTGTAGGAACACCAAAAATCATGTAGTCACCACTTTGATTTGTTTTTGTAGTGAATTTATAGTATTTGTCGTAAACCTCAACTAAAGAAAAATCGGTTAAAACATCTTCCCTTTCAGGGAATGTTCCTGTGGCAGCATGACCTGTATATGATGGTTTGTAAGGTAATAAATTGTATCTATATCCGTCAGCATTTAAATCTTCCAAATTTGTGTAAGGATATAGTTCAGATATGATTGGATTTAATTGATCTTCTTCACTAATAGGTATGAATACCGATACCTTGGCGTTAGGTAATCCAAATCCTCCATTTGTTAATACACGACCAACTACAACACCATAATCAGAACATAAACGAGTATAAATATCATTCTGTATTATCTTTAGTGATAAGATTTCTAAAAATTCAAAATCTTGGTCTAACTTAATTTGTATTGATTTATCAACCCCAGGTTGAGTCCTTATTCTATATGATTTAGGCATTTACGATTCTTTTTTGATAAATAGTTTATTTCCTATTTTCAAAAAATAATTCTTTTATTTCAAAAATAAATCATCAAGAGAAATTCACCGTTTTTAAGTTCAATACTCTGACATTAATATCTTTGTTTGGATACTTAATTTGGTAAATTTGTGTTGGTTCTGCAAAGATCGTATCCGCAACTAAACTGATTTGTTTTGTTGCTGGGTCAGAATATGATTGTGATGTTTGTGATGACGAATATTGTCCTCCAATCTTATTAAAGAAACTAATGTCAGATATACTGATTACACCATTTTCGTTTTGAATTAGTCTTCTAATTTCTGACACATAAACATTCTCACCCATTTGTCTTTGTAATGGACTAAAATAGTTTGTAATAATATCAATAATTTGAGTAATAACCGACCCTTGATTTTGACTACCATCTAAAACAACATCAACTGAAACACCCAAGTCAATAACATTTGCAGTTTCAACTGAAATATAATCATTTATCATTCTATAGTTTGATAAATAATTTGCAACATTATTTTTAAGGGTATTAGAAATT